TGGTTATAAATGAATCTGGAGGTGCCTAGTAATTTATTTATATATGTTATTTGTGTTTGGTTTGGATATAATCTAATTTTTATTGCCTTCAACATTCAATTCTTTAATTATTTTTCTGTTATTTTTTCTAGCATATTCACTTAATTTCATATACTATATATAAATAAAAAAATAATATAAACCTTGATTTTAAGATTTATTTTTCATTTATTGTCATTTATTTTCATTAAAATAAGTAAAGATTTTTGATACTTACAAATTTTTTCTGGTGTTTGAAAATTGTCACCCCAATCTTTGAATTCTTCCATATTTATATATTTGCTAATACTTTTACTCCTTCAAAATCAAACTTAAAATCCATATATTGTAATCCTTCTTTTTCCATTAAATCTCGTATTTTCTTTCTATTACAATTTTTCACACAAAATAATAAAAATCCACCACCACCAGCACCCATAATTTTTCCACCTAACGCACCATTTTCTATTCCGATATTATACCATTTATCAATATCACTTGATGACATTTGTGTTGTGATTCTTTTCTTTTCCATCCAATGCTCATTTAATAAATATCCAAAAGAATCTATATCATCATTTAACAGAGCATCTTTTATCTTAAAACCTATTTTTTTAATATTATGCATTGATTCGGTTGCTAAATATTCATCCTTTTTTATTTTATTACTTTGTTCATTTATAATTTGATTTGTGTCTCTATTTATATTTGTATAAAACATCATTAATCTATTTTCTAATTCATAAATAGTTTCTTGCTTAAGATTAAGTGATGTTACTTTAACGTTACCATATTTATCAATATCAAGTTGATTAATACCACCAAAAGTTGCAGCATATTGATCTTGCTTTCCAATTGGTTTCTTACATAGTTCCATTTCAATTTTACAGGCTTCCTCAGCCATTTCTTGTAGTGAAATGAACCTTCTATTCATTGTATTTAATCCCTTTAATAACGCAACGGTATACGCACTGGAAGAACCCATACCTGTACCAGCGGACAAATCAGCCATAGAATGAATTTCTAATGGTTTTTTTATGCCTAAATATTTTAATGTTTCTCTAACTATATCATGATTAATATCATCAATAGAATTCAATTCTACCATTTCTATTTTAGAATAGCTTAATTTAATTTTATTAATTAGCGCAGGTTCATTTATATTAACAAACATATATTTATTAATAGTTGCTGTTATTAATGAACCTTCATATTTTTCATAATAAGATGGAATATCTGTTCCTCCTCCTCCAATAGGTAATCTAAATGGTGTTCTAACTACAATCATATTTATTTGTGTTTTTATGGTATTGGTAATCTTGGTGGTTTATGTTTAACGTAAAACGCCAAGTTTCTTTTTTCAAATTCTATATCTTTTTTAATTAAATGTTTGTATAATAAATGTTCCAATTCAACGTATAATTCTTGATCAATTAGTTCCGCAAAATTATTATAAAGATCACACAAATAATCTATATTTTCACTATTACCAACAGCAAATCTATCACTTATCCATTCGGTTTCATTTCTTGCTCCTTCTTGCCCACAATCATCACCAATAAAATGATGTAGATAATCTTCATCACCCCATGGATAAGAATTAATTAAAATTTTATTTTCTGGAAAATTTAAATTAATTTTCTTTGTGAATACTTGATCACCTCTCATTCTAATCACTAAATCATATTTTATATTGTTTTCTATTTCATATTCTTTTCTTAATTGATTACACATGTATATTTTATAAAATATAGTTGCGATAACATTAATATTAAAAACAGGTGGGTGATATTTTCTGAATTTTTCAAATTGATATTTAATATTATCCCATTTTTGTATTGCTAAAATTTTGATATTAGGAATACTTTCTAAAAACTCCATATTGATATTTTCACTTAAATCAATTGGTGATCTCCAACCACTTGAGTTACCAATTTTATCATAAGTGTGAATAAAAATATCAACATCATTATCTTGTATAACATTTTCTAATATACTTGGATAACATTCTTCAAATGTTCTAAGATATCCAGATATACACATTGCTATTTTTTTAGCCATATTTTTTTAATTAAATTTTTTTCCACATAATCTACAAGATTCTTTGGGTGGTTCATGTTTAACATAAAAACCTAAATTTCTTTTTTCTAGTTCTTTTCCTTCTAAATGTAAATAAAATAATCTCTCTATTGGTGAAAATAAAGGTTCAGCTAAATATGTTTCAAGATGATTATATAAATCTGATAAATAATCTATGTTTTCACTACTACCAGCTGCAAATCTATCATTTAAATAACCAACAGTTCTAGATTCTTCTTTTTCTGTACAATTATGTATATAATCCTCATCACCAAACGGATAAGAATTAATTAGAATTTTATTTTCAGGAAAATTAAAATTTATTTTTTTTGTGAAGACTTGATCACCTCTAGTTCTAATAACCACATCATATATAAAATTATTATCTCTTTCATATTTCTTTTTAAGTTCATTACATTTATATATTTTATATGGTGCCATATAAACTGCTGGCATATAGTCTATTCCGAGTCTATTTTGAAATTTTAAAAAATTACCTTTAATATCATCAAAATTTTCTATTACAAGTGATTTTAAATTTGGAATTTTCTCAAAAAAATCTAAATTTAAACTGTAATCTCTTTCTCTATCGTAATAATCTTGATTGTGATAAGAAGGTTTAGCTCTTATTTTATCGTATGTATGAATGAATATATCACAATCATAATCTTGAATTAAGTTTTCTTTTATAGATTGATAACAATTTTCAAATGTTCTTAAATATCCTGAAATACAAATTGCTATTTTTTTATTCATTTTTTCTTTTATAGATGATTGTTTTTTCAAATGTACTCACATTTTTATACCAAATATTATTATCAATACCAGATATTTCAAAAGCTTCATCAATTTTATTTTTGAATTCATTGTAATTAGTTCCACATATTAATTTATTTGCAAATTTTTCCCAAATTAAAATACCCCAATATGGGTTATAATCATTTATAATTTCATTATAATTATTTATAACAATCATATCAAATTTCTCATTATCAGATTCTAATAAGGATATTGATTCTGTAATAGACATATTAAGTATTCTTAAATTACCTGGATTTTCTAAAGTTTCTCTAAATTGCTGTTCATCATTTTTTAATATTACTGTCACTAAACCGTCACAGCCATTTAATAACGCATGAGTGCTTCTACCGTTTTCAGGATAAATTTCTAATATAGATTTTACCTTTTTGCTTTCATTGTATAAATATTGAATTTCTTGATATGTTAATGAACCTTGTATAATGTTACCTTTATATTTATAATGATAAATAGATTCGTCTATATAAACTTTATTATATGGATTAATTTCAAGTGCTTTGTCGAAATAATATTTACCTTTTTTTGGATTGCCAACCCACCAATAATCAACATATAATAAAGAATATGGAGCATCTCTATATATAAGATCATCATTATCAATCTCATCAGGTTTTGGTATATTTAATAATCCTTCTAAATAGAATATCGCTTTATCTTTTTCACCATTAAAGTGAAAATATTCACCAAGTCTATACAATGCAAGTCTTCTGGAACTACATTCTAAATAAGATTTATGATAATAGTCTAATCCTTCTTTATTACCATGCGCAATATATATCTCACCTATATTAACAAGTGATTCACTTCTTTTAACATTAGAATTACAAATTGATATATGTCTATTTAATTCATTAATAGCAGATTGGTGTAAATTTTTAAACCTCTTTAATTCTAAACCAAAAAGTTGAGATATTTTTTCATTAACTGGATCTAAAAAACAATTAATTGATAAACCTACTAAATTTTCTTTTTGTGATATTAATGATTGTATTTTTAGTATAATTTCTGGTAAATCAATACTATTCTCATGATTATTAGGTGATAAATTTTCATGAACAACATTATACCAGGTATAATTGTTTTTATTATAGAACTCATATATATTTTCTTTTTTATTAAGAACTACAAATTTAAATCTATTATAGCCTTCATTTACATATCTTTCTATTTCTGAAATATTGAAATTAATAATATATGAATTTATATCAATCATTAATATCATATCATTTGAAACTAATGTACTTGCATAATTTTTTGCACCAGAATAATCAAAATATACATCATCAGTATTTATGATATTATCTTCGTCAAATTTAAATTTATCATTAATCATTTGTGCTGTGTCTTCATCTACAATTCTTACGAAACTAGAAACATCTTCTACTTTACACCCCCATTCATTAGCAAGATTGATCGTGTTATCTGTAGACCCCATATCTAGAATACAAATTTCTCCTCCATTATTTTTAAATTCTTCAAATGAAGGTAATAGATTTTTTAATTTTTCTTCATCATTTTCTGTTATTATTATAATAGAAAAATTTATCATAGGTTTTTTGTTATTTTTTTCTTCTTTTTTTGTTTCAATAATTTTTACTTTATACGGTAAGTTTAATGTTAATATTGAATTTTCCATATTGAATTTATTTTTTATGGTGTATTACCATCGTTTTCAGCTCTTATAATAAAATCTTCCCAACTTTCCCAAATATAATTATTATTTTGCCTATTACGTTGATATTGCCATCCTAGGTGTTGATTAACCATATTTCTTGCACTACAGTCGTTATATATTATATTTAGATGATTTTCCTCTATATATTCTATAATTCTATATGTATCAATTATAGATGGTAAATAATGCTGACCCGCATTTGAATTGTATATTAATTTTTCATCTATATAACCACCAGTGATTAATCTTTCTCTATTATCAACGCAAATTGAAAGTTCATGTAAATTTAAATAATCTAAGCCTATTTGATCTAGTTTAGGTAAGACTTCAATTAATTTATCTGTTTTCCATGGTTCAACTGGTACTTCAACGCATACTTTATCAAATATTTTTTTACAATATTCTATTTTTTTAATTATTTTATCACTATAATTTGTAGCAGCTAAATCAAATCTAATTTCATTTAGTCCAAGTTTTCTTAATTCTAAGCATCCTTCTTTAGTTACTTTAGTACCATTAGTGTATATCCATTTATATAAATTCAAATCAGAATAATTTTCATTGATAAATTGTAACCATTCTTTAACATCTTTTAGATATATAAAAGGTTCACCACCAGAGAATGATATTCCTGTTATTCTTTTGTTTCTATCTAAGACTCGTCTTAAATCTTCCATTGAATGTATATCATTAGCTCCACCATTTGCCCATATAAATTCTTTTTCTGTGTGTCTGGATGTTTGTGGACAAACTAAACATTGTAAATTACATGATACACCAATGTAAATACAAATCCAACTACCTGTTTTACATGCGTAGCAACCTTGAGATAGTTTTTTACCTTTTGGTACTATAGTTGCTCCAAAATCTGATATTTCTATTCTATCTTTAATTTTTGTTCTTAAATAATCAGATATTGCTTTTCCGTCGTCATATGTTGCCATTTTTATTTATTTATTTTTATAAAATTATTTATTCTTCTGTCTTCTTTTCTCATAACAAATGTCATTCCTGTTTCTTGTATTGGAAATGTTATTATATTTAATTTTCTTTTACTTAATATATAATCTACTATTTTATATGAGTCATGACAATATTTTGAATCTGTTAATTCTTCAGTCATAGGATCAGTATCATGCAGTATAATTATACCATATTGATTTAATATTTTCAATGAATTGTTAAAATCTTTTTTTACTTGTTCAAAATTATGATTTGCGTCAATGAAAATTATATCAAAAGTTTTGTCATTTCTATAAAAAAATTCATCAGTTGTCATTTGATAAAAAAATATATTATCTATATTATTTATAGGATTTATATCTACACCAACACAAAGTTTAACCGAATCTTTAATTTCTGTGATATTTTCACCATGTTCTACACCCAATTCAAGATAACTTTGACAATTTGTTAATTTAACAATAGATTTTATTATACTATTATAATGTTCTGTTTTTTTATATTGAAGTGTAAATGGTATATTATAAACTCTAGAATAAGCATATAAATTTTGTTTATTTAAATCACTTATTTTATATAATGATAATGATTTATCTTTTCCATTAGGTTCATTGCATTTTTCATCAATTGTTAATATTGGTGGTGGAAAATTAAAAGGCTCTTTTCGCAAATTTATAGCCCTCCAGTAGCCAGTTATTATATCTTGATTATATTCACGATCTACGAAAGTTGTTATTAATAAATATTTTGAACCAGATAATATTATATTATTTATTGATTTAAAAATTTGCTCATAATTTAAATGAACAAAACAATCTCTAATAATAATTAAATCAGATTTAGGTAGGTTATCTTCTATTAAATTGAGAACTTCAAATTTGACATTTTTTTTCTTATAATTTATATTATTGTTTTCTATTAATTCTTTAACTATGTCCGCACCTATATAATTAATTTTAGATAAGTTAATATTTTCCATCCAATTAAAATCACCACATGGTATATCTAATATTGATCTTATTTTCATTTTATTCAACAATATTTGTAATTCTTTAACCAATGTTTTTGTTTGATGTGTTTCAGAACCAGGTCCCGAAACACTTTCTGAACTATTCCAATAATTAACTCTATAAATTTCTGAGAATAGTTCATAAATATTACTATTTTTAAAATCTATTTTTTCGTTGATAATGTTATTTTTTAATAATTCATTTGGTAAAATTATATTAGAATATGGTTCTATTGCTGGATTTGCAATATTTAAATCAGATACACCATTGTTATAAGTAAAATCATCAATACCAAGTTCTTTGAATCTATGATGAATTTTATCATTATAAAAAGTTGATGTTTGATATACTAATTGTTGGATATCTGAATTTTTTTCAAATTGTGTATTACTGCCATTTCTTTCAAAATATTGAATGTAAGTAAACACATTTATTTTTGCTATTTTAGTTTTTAAAAATGTTCTTATAAATAATTCATAATCATCTGCAACGTGTAAATATTTATTGTGACCACCAATTTCATGATATATGTCTCTTCTCCAACTTCTAACATGATTTGGAATACCAGAAATGTATCTTATTGTTTTGGAATTTATATTTGGTGCAATTGCCACTTTATAGTTTTTTTCTTTATAGTTTACTGTTGAATATCTTCCATAACCAAATCCCCAAATTTCACCATAATCAATTATATCTTCACTATCTTCATATATCTCACAACAATGACCATACACAAACCCAATATCATCTGAATAATTATATGCAACTAATAAATTTTCTAAACATGTATCTACTAGTTCATCATCATGATCAACTTCTACCAAAACGTCACACTCACCTAAAAAAAATGCTTTCCTTTTTACTTCACCAATTATACCACAATTTTTATCATCAGAGTATAGAGATATTCTATCATCTTCTTCTGCTAATTTACTTATATGATCATAAGATTCTTTATATCCTGTTGGTGAATCATCATAAACTATCCACTCCCAATAATTATAAGTTTGATTTAATAAAGAATTGTATAATCTTTCTAATTTATATATTGGTGTTTTATAAATTGTTGTAATTATTGAAAAATTGTTAACCATAAATTATATATTTACATTTTTGAGTCCCTCGTTTCTATTAATTTGAATGGCTGACGCAACTTTCATATCATTTCCTGGTTTAATATCATTTATTACAACTCTTTCACCTCTGGTTAACCCCATAACTAATTGATCATAAAAAATACCATTTTTAAGTAATCCTTCTTCAGTAATTTTTCTTAATGTTTCTTTTCTACCAGTTGTTAGTATTATACAATGCCCAGCTTCGTTCCATTCATTTAATTTTTCAATAGTACTTGGTAAAATTTCCATATCATTAGTTATCATTTTAGATAAGTTGCCTTGATGTTTTACAAGTGTACCATCGATATCGATAAAGAGCGTTTTTTTCATAATTCTGTCATTTTTTTTAATTTTTCATAAATTCTTTCTTTGATAATATTATCAATATTAATATTCATATTAATGAATTCTGGTGTTGAAAATTGATAATGTCCACAGATTCTAGTTAATTCTGTTTTATTTTCAAGTGGATTAAAATTTTTATCACTATGATCTATCCATTTTACCCATTTCTTTGATTTATAACAAATATTATAGAAAGTTTCTTTCTGTTCATCTGTCATATGTTCTAATAGAATATCTGTTTCAAATACACCAAATTCAGGCGCAATATTTATCGCTGATAAACCATTATCGAATCTAATTTTTAACCCTTCTGGCGTTAAATAATCACCATTATGTTCTTTAGATAATACACCATACTTATCACATACCTTTATCATATTTTTTAATCTATCTAAATCAAAAGTTCCAAAATTTTTAGTACCTATTAAACCTGTACCAGTTTGAATTACACAATATTTTATTTTATCAAACAGATAACCTAATTTATTTTTTAAATAATCTAAATTTCTATCTATATCATTATAATTTAGATATTTAATTGATTCTTCCGTCCCTACTTCGAATAAACAATCTGGATTTATTTTATTTATAAATTTTATATTATCTACAGTTTCATCTAAAGCAAGTTGATTGTCGTTTTTGTAGTTATACCAAGGATCAACGTGAATAATATTACAGTAAACCGCATCATTATAAAATGACAATGTACCATTATCATAATTGCTACCTTGACCTATACCACCATGATCTCTTTCTAATATTATATTTTTTCTATTTGCCCAATTTGATGAAATATAACTAGCAAAAGTAGTTGTAGTCCAATTATTTACATATCCACCATTATAATCAATTTGTCTTCTTGATGATATAATTCCTATTTTGTAATCTTCAACCATAGTGAATTCTAAAATTGTATCAACAATATTTTTAGACATTGGTCCAATAAAAAATTTTATATCTTTTAATTCCATTTTATGAATTATATTTTTATACCAGTATATAAGTAGAATTGCTCTTTTGCCTGTAATTCTGCTATTATTTTTCCAGTTATTGTAAATGGTCTACCATCAATTAACCTACCTTTAGTTTCTATATTTTCTGGTGTTGCATTAAAAATTACATTATTTAATTCTAAAATTTTATTCCAATTTTCTCTCGTTATTATATCATAAGTTTTATTTAATTTTTTACAAGCAAATTGAACTGCTTTACTAAATCCACCATTTCCTAATATAGTTATATGATTATCATTTGGAATAGATAATTCAAAATATTGTTTGACTCCAATCCAATCTGTATTATATCCAACATATTTATTATTTTGATTAATAACAGTGTTTACAGCTCCAATTTTTAACGCTGATTCATCAATGTCATCAAGATATTTCATAATATCAATTTTTAATGGCATACTTAATGCGAATCCAGAAAAATTTAAATGCTTTACGGATTTAATTAATTTTTTAGCGTTAGTTGAATAGAATGATTTATAGATTGCATCTATATTATTTTCAGTAAACGCATTGTTAAAAAATGTACAACCATTATTTCCTGGATTGCTGGAAAAAGAACCGTAAATTTTTGTGTCTTTGTTAATTTTCATTTGTTCCAATTAATTTTTTAGCAAAATAAAATAAGAATAAATCAAATGGTTCTTCGTGTAATGGCGACATATTTAGATATATAATAAAAGTTAAAATTTTAACTTTTTCTAAATCATAACCATTATCAACAACCCATTTTTCATAATAAACCTTAAATAATTTTAAATTTTTTGATGGCTCATAATGTAATTTTATATTACCATCAATATCATCGAATGAAAAATTATTTTTCTTCATATCATAATATGATATAAGTAAACCACCATAAAGTTTAGCCAAATCATAATAAATATCACCATACTCTGTTGAGTTACCAAAAGATTGCCGCCAATCAATTAATTTAAAATCACTAAATCCTAGATGATTCTGATGAATGATATTATCAAATTGTAAATCACCATGAAAATTTTTACTGGGTAAACAATCTTCTAATATTGACCAATCTATTTTATCTAAATAATATTTTAAGTCTTTATAATCTTCACCATCAATATTATGGCTAATATTATCTATATTTGGATATTTTTCTAAAAATTTATTTAATCTTTTGTATGTTTTATCATGATAAAATAATTTAGCATCATCTTTAATATTGACATTTTCAATTTTCCAAAACTTTTTTAACCAATGTAATAGATCTTTAAATGATTTATAGTCGTCTATTTCATAAAGTGTGTTACCTTCAAATTTATTATAAGCATAAGTATTATTACCTTTATATGTTAATTCTGGCGCAAATCCTTTTAATATTTCTGCTCTTTTTATTCTATTTTTACATATATCACTATTAATAAATATTTTAATTATTTTACTGTTAACATTATAGAAGTATTCATCATTTTTATTTAGAACAAAATAATTTTTCTCCATTAATTGTTTAATGTTATTATAAGTATCAATGGCACCAGTATCATACCATTCTATTATTCTAGCTTCTACCTCATAGTCACTCATATAAGCAGAAACTACTTCTCCTGTGTTACTGATGTTTGTTTCAAGAGTTTTCCAAAATTTCGTATAGTCGTATATAGCAGATAAACCAATAAAAGCGTAATCATATCCATCTTTAGATTTATTTTTAACATTTGTAATATTTAGATTTTCATCTATTTGTATTGTGAAGTATATTTCTGGTATACTTGTTGGTGATACTCCAATCCAATCAGCGTCTATTAATGGTAAATTTCCTTTAATCATACAATCAACTGTTGAAAAATAAAAAGGCCGTTGTAATATTTGCTTACAGTTTAATAATGATGCACCAGGACCAGATGTCTCACTATCATAATCAGGAACATGAACAAAAATGATATTTCTATCTGAATGTACAGCTTCGCAATATTCTTTTAATAATTCTGCTTTATATCCAGTAGTTATTATTATATCATATTCTTCTGGTACTTTATCAATAATATGAGAAATTACAGCTTTACCATTAATAGGTAAAAGTGCTTTATTTATATTTTCTGTTAAATGATGCATTCTTGTACCTTTACCCGAAGAAACAATACAAAATGCTGGTTTTAAATGCTCATTTTCAATTTTACCATCTATTCTATTTGTGTCATCATTTATCCTTATTACATCATCAACTTGTGGTGTTGAAACTTCTTGTAGTATTAGATCAGTTTTTGCTATAACTCTATGCTTTCTTGGTGGTTTAACATTGAAAAAATCACCTTCTGTCATTTGCTTTACTTCCACTGTTCCTTCATCATTTTCTAGCCATATTTCAGCATTTCCAGAAATTATATAATTTGTTTCAATTTTTTCATTATGATATTGATAACTAGTTCTATGACCTTTATTTAGATAGATTCTTTTATAACAATAAAATTCATTTTGCTCTATCCATTCTTCTCTACCCCAAGGTTTATAGACAATCTTCATTTTGATATCTGTATTTTTTTAATATATATGTATTAAACATATAAATGTTTATATAAAAGGATTTTATTTTTAATATATATATGATATAACAAGTCTAAAATTAAGAAATAGATGGCAAAGGATGTAATAATTTCACCAGGTGATGGTACAATAGATTTTAATACAAGTGGGCAAACATTACTTGTTTCACCTTTAGATGGTGCGATTGAGTATGAAGGTAATAATTTATATTTAACTGTTGGCTCTACTAGAAAAAAAATATATTTTTTTGATTCTGGTCCCGCAGGACCAACAGGTCCAACAGGTCCAACAGGATCTTCTGGACCACAAGGTTCTTCTGGCCCAGATGGACCATCAGGCCCAATAGGTAATGTGACAGGTGCGAGAGGTTCAACAGGTCCAACAGGACCAACAGGACCATCAGGTCCATCAGGACCACAAGGTCCAACAGGTACAACAGGTCCAACAGGTCCAACAGGACCAGCAGGCGCAAGAGGTTCAACAGGTCCAACAGGTCCAACAGGATCAATAGGCTCAATTGGTGCCGCAGGCTCAATAGGCTCAACTGGTCCAACTGGGCCAACAGGCGCAAGAGGTGTTATAGGTTCAACTGGATCAGTTGGAGTTACCGCTGGTTCAACAGGTCCAACAGGTCCACAAGACCATGCTGGTTCAACAGGACCAAGTGGTCCTCAAGGTGCAACAGGTCCAACAGGACCATCAGGTTCAACAGGTTCAATAGGCTCAACAGGACCAACAGGACCTTCTGGCCCTGTTGATCATGCTGGCGCAACAGGACCGTCAGGACCAGCAGGCTCAACAGGAGCAAGTGGTGGAGCAGGTGGAGCAGGACCCTTAGGTCCAGCAGGACCATCAGGTGCGTCACAAGTTGGCTCATCAGGTCCAGCAGGTCCAGCAGGATCATCAGGCCCAGCAGGACCATCGGGACCATCAGGATCAACAGGAGCATCAGGACCAACAGGTGGTTCTGGACCAGCAGGTCCAGCAGGACCATCAGGTCCAACAGGATCAACAGGAGCATCAGGCCCAATAGGACCATCTGGTCCAACAGGACCAACAGGATCAATAGGTCCATCAGGCCCATTAGGACCTTCTGGTTCATTAGGTTCAACAGGTCCAACAGGACCATCAGGACCACAAGGTTCAACAGGTCCACAAGGACCAACAGGTCCAACAGGTTCTATTGGTTCAACAGGACCATCATCAGATATAAGATTGAAAACAAATATAGAAACATTAACGGATGTTGTAATCAAGTTAGAACAGCTAAGAGGTGTATCATATACTTTTATAGATCAAGAAACATACGGTATCGGACAACAAATTGGTGTTATCGCTCAAGAATTACAACAAGTATTTCCAGAATTGGTGATGACAATGGAGAATGGATTTTTAGGAGTAAATTATCCTCATTTAACTGGTGTATTAGTTCAGGCAATTAAAGAACAACAACTAACGATTGATGAAATGAAAACACAAATGAATAATCAACAAGAACAAATTAATGATATTCTTAAAATGATTAAAAACAATAATTTTTAATGGCAAGAGATGTAATTATAAGACCTAGTGATGGAATAGTGAGAATTAGTAATACTTCTGGCTTAACTTCTGCAACAAATGATGGTTCACTTGAATATTATTCAAGCGGTCCAAATGGTGCTGGTTTATATTTTACAATTGGATCAAATAGAAAAAAAATATTATTTACTGCTGAAAGTTCAACAGGACCAACAGGACCAATAGGAACAGTTGGTCCTACTGGACCCTCTGGTTCAAGAGGTAATGTGGGTTCAACAGGTCCAACAGGACCAATTGGATCAATTGGTTCAACAGGACCAACAGGTCCAATTGGATCATCAGGTCCAAGAGGACCAATTGATTATGCTGGTAATACTGGTCCAACAGGACCTTCTGGTGCTGTTGGCTCAGTTGGATCAACAGGTCCAAGTGGACCATCAGGACCAGTCGGCTCAACAGGACCAACAGGTCCCTCTGGTCCAAGTGGACCATCAGGACCAGTCGGCTCAACAGGTTCAACAGGACCAACAGGACCAAGTGGTTCAACAGGACCAAGTGGACCAACAGGATCGACAGGTGCAATAGGTGCGATTGGATCAACAGGACCAACAGGACCAAGTGGACCATCTGGACCACAAGGTTTAACAGGTTCAACAGGACCAACAGGTCCAACAGGATCATCTGGCCCAGCAACGGCTGTAGGTGCGATTGGATCAACAGGACCACAAGGTCCAACAGGACCAACTGGTCCTTCTGGTCCAACAGGACCATCAGGACCAACTGGCGCTCAACCAGTTCAAGGTGGAAGAGGTTCAATTGGATCAACAGGCCCATCAGGACCAACAGGATCAACAGGATCAACAGGACCACAAGGCCCAAGCGGTTCAACAGGACCATTAGGTTCAAGAGGCGCATCAGGTCCAGCAGGTCCAGCAGGTCCACAAGGACCAACAGGACCAAGTGGACCGCAAGGATCAATAGGTGTATCAGGTCCAGCAGGTCCAGCAGGCTCAACAGGTCCACAAGGTCCATCTATTATTGGTCCATCAGGACCAGCAGGATCAACAGGAGCCAGTGGACCAGCAGGTCCAGCAGGACCACAAGGTCCACAAGGTCCACAAGGTCCACAAGGTTCGGCATCATCAGATATAAGATTGAAAACAAATATAGAGACATTAACAGACGTTGTATTCAAGTTAGAGCAGTTAAGAGGTGTATCATATACTTTCAAAGATCAAGAAACATACGGCATAGGACAACAAATTGGTGTTATAGCACAGGAATTACAACAGGTATTTCCAGAATTGGTGATGACAATGGAGAATGGATTCTTAGGTGTGAATTATCCTCATTTAACTGGTGTCTTAGTTCAAGCAATTAAAGAACAACAAATGATGATTGATGAAATGAAAAATCAAATGATGAATCAACAAGAACAAATTGATAATATTCTTAAAATGATTAGCAATAATGGCAAATGATGTAATAATAATACCAGCATCTGGTTATTTGAGATTTAGTGGTGCAACATTATCTGGAACTACGCCAGCAGAAGGTACTATTGAATGGGATGGCTCTCATTTATGGGTGTCTATTGGTGCTTCAAGAAAGAGTTTATATCTTGAAGGTGATGGTAATAATGGACCAACAGGACCAGCAGGATCAACAGGCTCATCAGGTCCAACAGGCCCACAAGGAGTAACCAACGGTTCAACAGGTCCAACAGGACCGACAGGACAAATAGGCTCAGTAGGACCAACAGGACCGACAGGACCAACAGGCTCAACAGGTTCAATAGGCTCAACAGGACCGATTGGTGGTACTGGACCAACAGGTCCATCAAATACTGGAAGTTCTGGACCAACAGGCTCAACAGGCTCAAGAGGTTCATCAGGTCCAACAGGACCAATAGGATCAATAGGGTCAACAGGACCACAAGGTTCATCACCAGATGGTCCTTCTGGTCCAGCAGGAGCAAGAGGTGTTATAGGCTCAAGTGGACCAACAGGACCAACAGGTTCAGCAGGTTCAACAGGACCAACAGGACCAGCAGGCTCAACAGGCTCAACAGGTACTAGTCAAGGCGCAAGAGGTCCGAGTGGACCATCAGGACCAGCAGGTTCTACAGGACCAGCAGGTGCAACAGGTTCAACTGGACCAACAGGTTCATCAGGACCAGGTGGTCCAGCAGGTTCAACAGGTACTACTGGTTCAATTGGTCCAACTGGACCAGCAGGTTCAATAGGCTCAGCAGGATCAACTGGACCAACAGGCTCATCAGGTCCAGCAGGTGCGGCAGGTCCAACAGGTTCATCAGGACCAGGTGGTCCAGCAGGTTCAACAGGTACTACTGGTTCAATTGGTCCAGGAGGTCCAACAGGCTCATCAGGTCCAACAGGCTCATCAGGTCCAGCAGGTTCAGCAGGTTCAACTGGTCCATCAGGTTCAACTGGACAAACAGGATCAACAGGACCTCTTGGAGCATCTGGGCCTTCAGGTCCAACAGGTCCAACAGGTTCAGCAGGACCTGCTGGTCCAACAGGTACAACAGGTACTAGAGGACCACAAGGACCATCACCTACCTGTTCTTTAAATAGTTGGAGATATAGTAATAAATCTGGTGGCTTAGCTTGTCTCGAGAGTACTGGTACTTATTGGAGTGATGACGTTACATTAGAAGCAGCGACAAGAGTATCTAGTAATAGTACTTGCTCAGTCGCAGCTTCTGATGGATATTATTCTGATACGTACAATTATGTTTTAGCTACATCTGGTTCTCTTGGTGTCTTAACTTCATGCCCATCTGATAGAAGATTAAAGAAAAATATTAAATTTATTGGTAAATCTAAATCAGGTCTTAATATTTATTCATTCAGATATATTAAATCAATGAATATGCCAGGATTATTTAAGGGTGTTATGGCTCAAGACTTATTAACCACAAAATTTGAAAGTTCAGCAATTATGAATGATAATGGTTTTTATAGTGTAAATTATATAAATTTAGATGTAGATTTTATAAAGTTAAAAGATTAAAAAATATTAAACATAGTATATAAAATGTACTATATATTGAGTAAAAAATAATTATATTATTATGGGAACAATCGCTTTTATTTTATTAGGTGTTGCAGTTGTAGTTGCTTTATATTTCTTACTTAAGAAAAAATCTGTAACTCCACCTGTAGTTGATGTTTCAACTACAACAGTTGCACCAGGACCGCCAGCCGCAGTTTATACTTGGTATGCTACTGGTGTTCAAACTCCTGCAGTTGGTTCAACTTGGAGCCAAGCATGTGGTGGTGCAGTAGGTCAAGTTTATTATTCTAGTTACGCTCCATTTGCTTGGAATAGTATCTCTCATTTTTATTTAGATACCGCTCTAACAAATAGATTCAAACCAACAGTAGATGGACAAATTGGTTATACAGAAGTACCATATGGTACGACATTATATGTTGCACATATTGATACGACTGGTACATTAACAAATAATTTATTGTGTTCTACGGCTATCTGAAATTAGAAATAACACAAAAGAAAAAAATCAGGATTTTATCCTGATTTTTTTTTAATATAAGAATTTATTCATTTTTGTTTCTAAATCCTTTTGATTTGCAAAAGCCTCAATTTCCCATGGTCTATCTTGATAAGCAATATTATTTATTTTCAGCTCTTTGCCATTCCAGTAGGGAATATTATTTTTCATAATAAATTCTTTAGTATAATATTGTTTCAAATGAATTAATTCATGTGAGAATGTGTAAATATAATCTTTTCTTGTCAAATTATTATCAACATATATAATATAAGTATTTTCATCACCAATTATAAATGCTTTAAGTTCAAGGTTTTCTGATTCAGACGAAAATCTTTTTTTTATATCATTGGATAGTGGATCAATAGTAATAACAAGTCCTTTTAAGTCTAATCCTTTAATTCCAGCATATACAATAGTATCAAGATATGGTTTTTCTTTAATTGTGTTCATTATATTATTATCAGAAATTACGATATTCTTAAAATTTTGTTCTTTTTTCTTCGTTAGCCAAATTACAATTCCTAAAATTGCAATTCCTATTAAAATAATAATTATCCATTTCTTATTCATAATTTTATATTTTTTAATTATATATTAATTTTTTAAGAAGATATTTTTTAATATATAGATTATGGAAAAAATTATAAACATATCAAACTATTCTAACACTCTTACAAATTTTAAAATGATAGATGGCTTAACGCCAGATATTGTTAAAAGAAAATATATTTGGTTACTTAATGCTATTGTTGAAGATGCAATAATAGGAGAAGATGATTATGGATTAGTTTGGTACTCTGGTAATTGGCTGGCTGGTGAATGGGAAGATGGTACTTGGTATTCAGGTATATGGTACGATGGAGAATGGAAGAATGGTAAATTTTATTCATATAAATTTGATACAAATGAATTATTACAAAGATTTAAAAGAATATTAGAAAAAGATAATCCTATACATTCTCAATTTTTACATGGAATTTGGCGTAGAGGTGAATTTTACAATGGGTTTTTTGGACCGCAATTTTTTATGGAAGATTGGGAACCAATAACTTATGTTGAAGTAATTTATTATGATACTAGATGGGAAAGTGGTACATTTTATAATGGAATATTTAGAAACGCAGCATGGATGCAATCAAATACTCTGAAATCAAGTTTTCAAAATGGTGTTTTTTATAATAGTCAATGGATAGATGGTACATTCTCAAATGGTACATTTCAAGGTTATAAATGGTGGAATGGTAATTTTATAGGTGGTGATTTTGTTTTAGGTGAGTGGGTTACAGGTAAATTTAATCAAGCAAATCCAAATGTAAAAAGTAGATTTGGTTCAATGCCACTTACTGGCGCGACTTCATTAGCAGGTACAATTGTCACTTGGAGAGATGGTCAATTTTTGAATGGTGAATTTCATTCAGGATTAAATATAGTTTCTGGAATGACAACAGTATCAAATAATCATAATAGAACATGGTGGATGGGTGGTACTTGGTCTAATGGTACTTGGTATGGCGGTACGCACGTTTCTGGTAATTTTAATAATGGATACTGGTATGAAGGTTTTTGGCAGGATGGTACATTTAATAATGGTTATTGGTATAATGGTTTTTGGGCAAACGGAACTATAAATAATGGTTTTTTTATTCAAGGATTATTTAAAACTGTAAATTTTGTTAATGGACAATTAGGTTATCAACCACCACAATATTTATTAGATCGTGAAATTATTGCTAGATCAGGATTAACTATTGCACCTAAAGTTTTAGGTTTCTTTCCAACAGTTACAACATCACCTTTAAGTGGTATTACAACAACAAGTGTAATATGTGGTGGAAATGTAATTGAAGGTGGTGATACAGTTTTAGAAAGAGGTGTGTGTTGGAGTATATCATTAAATCCTACACTTAAAGACGATAATCATACTGTTGATGGAAATGGATTTGGTGGATTTGTGAGTTATGTTACAGGCTTATCACCAGGAACATTCTATTATATAAGAGCTTATGCTATAAATGATGCAGGCTTATCGTTTGGTAAACAATTAACATTTGCTACTCAATGGTAATAAAAATATAAAAATAAAGTGTCAACATATCAAACATATGATTTTATTAAGGATATAAATTTTCATATTAAAAATAAAAATCCGATAGATTTAAAATCTAAGAGTGAAATATTTAAGACATTTTTATTTAAATTAAAATTATTACAATTTTCAGATAAAATTAAAAGAGATCACCCATTATTTAATGAAGAATATTTTCTTTTTATATTATATAATGTGGTATATGTTGCTAAAAAAATTGAAAATGAACCACTCAAGTTTGATTATGTTGAAGTTTCAAATGGTCTTAAAACTATAAGAAAAATGAAACTGAAAAAAATATTTCAATAACCTTTTTTATTTCAAAATATTTTTTTATCTTTGTGTGTAAATATAATACAAATAAATTATGAAGAAAAAATTTACCTACGAACCAAATCTCACTGGTTTAAATATTATTAAAAATGAAAACGAACAAAATGAAAAGTTTTTTTGGGATGGATTTTTTAATTCCAGATTTTTGTGATGAGCCATCTGATATTTGGTTAAGTTTTATAGATTTTATTGAAAAAGAAATTGGTGATGAACTTTGGGATCAAAATGGTGGAGAAGTTGAAAGTAAAGGTATTATGTCACCTGATGGTTTGACAAAATGTGTTTATACAGCATATGACATTCAAAAAACAGAGGATTCAGAAGAAGAAAATTTTGATGTTGAAGTAACTGGTTATGTAGTTGAAAATACTTCTACTGAAGAAGTTTATTTTGTTGCAACAAAAGTGAAAATAAAATGACATTAACAATAGACTATACAGGAACCGAAACTTTTTTGAAAGAAGCAACTAAAGTTATTTTTTCTCACAAAGGAGAATTTGATTTATATGTCAGTAGTAATACAAAACTTACTGGTGTTAAAGCGTTGAAAGATTATACTGGTGGTGGTTTAAAGGATTGTAAAACTATTTTTGAATTGTATGCTGATGGTAAGTTATCTAATATAAAAGAAGAACGAAGAGAAAAATTAGAGAGACTTGCAAAAAAACCTCTTGTAGATGAATTGATTATTAAATTAAGAAATCTTGAAGAAGATAAATTACATTCAATTCTATTAACTTTAGATTTGGAAGTATTACTATCTATTGATGAATTTTTACCAGATGAAATTGAATAAACATAATTGTTAAATTTTAATATATAGAGATATGAATATTATGAAAAGTAAAGTTGATATTGATGATTTTTTAACTTTGGTCTATTGGGTCAAAACTTTTTATTATTTTGAGGGTAAGAAATTTAGTCATGAACATTTGGTTGAACAGGCTGAAACATACAAATTTAAGAATACTCCATTAGATACTAATATTCATCATATTGATGAATTGATGATTGACGCATTTCAAATTTATAATAAATTGAAAGCAACAAGAGAAAAGTTTCTTGAGGTATTAGAAAATATTCCAATCCCGTCGGAGAATAAAAAAGAAATGATTGAAGGCTCTAAATATTATGAACATATTTTTGAAGATTTGATGGAAAATTATATTTATGAAGATCCAGAAACACGTGGAATTCAAAGGGGTTTCTTAACTGAAAAAATGAACGAATATGTAGCAACCGAAGAATATGAAAAGGCTGCTAAAGTGAGAGATATGATTAAAGTATGTTAAAATATTTTAGCTGTAAAAAATCCGACTCACAAAAAGTCGGATTTTTTATTTTAAATATGTTGGTAATAAGATAAAAATATAGTATCTTTGTATCACAATAAAAAAAGAAAGTTATGACAATTAAAATAGAAAGATACGAAACACCTAAAGTAGATATGTTTAAATCTACAGGAGAGTTTTTCGGTGTAATAAATAATGAACACGAATTAAATAATGTTAGAATTCAAATGTTGCGCGAAAATGTAACAGATGATTATTATTTTATGTGGAACGATATAAAAATTACTATTGATAAAGAAGGTAACATGAGCCGTTTTCCATTTGGCTTATATGATCAGGTACAAAGAGATATGGCTGAAATTTTTAGAATAAATAAAGAAAGAAAAAATAAAGAAAGAGAGTAATTAAACACACTTAAAAAGTCTGAATTTTATTCAGACTTTTTTTGTTTTTATTGAATAGGAATGTTGTTTTTGACTTTACATTTTTAATATATACAAATAAAAATTGTATGAAAAATATTAAAATTGTTGATAAAACTATTGGTATTTATATAATTACTAATATAAAAAACAATAAAATTTATGTTGGTAGCACAAAAAATTTTGAAAGAAGATTTTATTATCATATAAATTATCTTAAAAATAATAAACATTCAAATCAACATTTACAATATGCATTTAATTTGGATGGTGAAAAAAGTTTTGTGTATAGTTTATTAGAAAAATGCGAAGACGAAAATCTAGTTGAAAGAGAGGAATATTATATTAATTTATTAAACGCTTGTGATGCTAAATTTGGATATAATATAAATTCAAAAGGAGATAGACCACCTAGTTGGTTAGGTAAACATCATAAAGAAGAAACAAAAGAAAAAATTAGAAATGCAAATATTGGCAAAGTTTGTTCAGATTATGTAAAAGAAATAGCAAGTAAAACTCATAAAGGTAAAAAATTATCTGATGAACAAATAATTTTTCTTAAAGAAAAATTTAAAGGTGATAAAAATCCAATGTTTGGTAAAAAACCTTATGATATATGGTTGGAAAAATATGGGAAAGATGATGCTGATAAAAAATTAGAAGAATGGAAATCAAAAGTAACATATAAAGGTGATAAAAATCCAATGTTTGGTAAAAAACCTTATGATATATGGTTGGAAAAATATGGAAAAGAAATTGCAGATGAAAAATTAAAAAATTGGAAAGAAAAAATATCGTATGCTAATAAAAATAGAAGTAATAAATTATCAGAAGAAACAAAAGGGAAAATTAGTAAATCAAAAATAGGTAAAATGGCATCAGAAGAAACTAAAAAATTAATGTCAGAACAACGAAAAGGTGAAAATAATCCAGCTTGTAAAATAAAAAATTTTGAAGTAATTGAAATTTTAAATATGATAGTTAATGGTGAAAAAATAATAAATATTGCGAAAAAATATAATGTATCAAAAGTTACAATTAATAATATAAAAAAAGGAAAAAGAAAAATTTAATTTTGTTTATTAAAAAATTATTTGTATCTTTGTGTAATAAAATAAAAAGAAAGAGAGTAAAAATGTTAGAAATTAAAGGAAAATATACTACAGCTAAGATTATGATAGATGATGTTGAAGAATCAGCATTAACTCAAGTTTATAATTTAGTTTCACATCCTGCATTTACTGAGCCAATTGTAATGCAGGTTGATATTCATACTGGTGTGTCAGCACCAATTGGATTTACTATGCCTTTAACTGAAAAAATCGTACCAAATGTGGTTTCCGTTGATATTGGTTGTGGTATGTTATCAGTTAATATTGGTAAGGATTTTACAACTAATAAGGATAAGTTATTAAAGATTGATGAAAAAATTAGAAGTGTTGTGCCAATGGGAAGTAATCTGATGCAGAAGAGTGCAGTTAAATCTAAATTTTTTGAAAAGAATTTTGATTGGATTGGTACTAATGATTTGGCTAAAAATTTCATTGTTTCATATAATAGAAAATTTAAAACCAATTTTTCTGCTGTAGAATTTACTTATGATTGGTTTATGAAGAAATGTAAGGCTCTTGGGTTAAGACAGGATGCGGAATTAGGTGTTGGAACTCTTGGTGGCGGCACCACTTCATAGAAGTCGGATTATCAGATACTTACGGAAACTTTTGGATTACTGTTCATACTGGGTCAAGAAATTTTGGAAAGATGGTTTGTGATTATCATATGAGAGTAGCAAAGAAAAATCTTGATGATAAGAGAAATGTTTCGTTAAAGTCAGAAATAGAAAATATTAGAAAGAATTTTTCTGGTGAAGAAATTATTAAAAAAATAAAAGATGCTAAAAAGGAGTTAGGTATTGATTTTGATATTGATATGAAGGGTATGGAATATTTAGAAGATCAATATGCTATTGATTATTATATGGATATGATTTTTGCTCAGGCTTATGCAAAATTTAATAGAGCAACAATTATTGATAAAATTATTAAAGTTGTATCAGCAAAAGAAGAAGAAAGAATTGAGTCTATTCATAATTACATTAATTTTGAAGATATGATAATCCGTAAGGGTGCAATAACTTCTTATATTGGTGAGAAGATGATTATTCCATTTTCTATGAAAGATGGTATGTTGATATGTGAAGGCAAATCTAATCCAGAGTGGAATTTTTCAGCTAATCACGGTGCGGGTAGAACCATGAGCCGTGGTGAAGCCAATCGTAAGATTGACTTAGCTGATTTTGAGTTTTCAATGAAAGGTATAGTTTCAACTTCTGTATGTAAATCTACGATTGATGAATCTTGTTTCGCCTACAAGAATCCTAAAATGATTGAAGCTGCAATTGCGCCAACTGCGACAATTATAGATAGAGTAAAACCTATCTTAAATTTGAAAGATGGTGGTGAATCAATGACTTGGAAAGAAAGAAAAGAAAAACAGAAAATTGAAAAAAGTCGTGATTTGAATAGAAGAGAAATGAGAAATATGAAAGGTAGATAATACCTTTCATATTATAAATCAATAAGTTCGGCACTATATTTGTGTTATTATAA